CTTTCAGATGGCAATATGTCACAAGACACCGCCCAATGCCCTAAACGGGTAAATGCATCTCGCACTGCGCCGCTATATTCACAAGCAATTAGCACTTTCATCCCACCACCTTCGCACCAAATATCTCACGCGCCTCACCCACAAACTTATCAGGCGTAGCACAGGCAATAGGATTGGCCACAATCTCACGGCTTGTGAAGGTTTCCCAATCACTTACGCCATTTTTAATGTCACCGTCTGGTGTAATCCAAATGACTTTGCCAGCTTCAACCTTATGTTGCCAAGGCACAAGATCAGGGTGCAAGACGTGCGCCTCGCAACCTTGCTTTTGGTTCTCAAAATCAAGGGCTACGTCATACTCTGAGCAATGCCAAGTGCCGTCATCCCGCGCCGTGGAGTTGGTGCAGGTGCGGCAGTTCACTTCTTTGGTCAACTTGGTCTTATGGCAAAACTCATGCGCCGCGCAGAACCGGCATTCAAACCAAGTCGAATCGGTGCTGATGGGTGGCGGCATACGGTCAGATTTGACCAAGCGGTGGCCACGCTCTATAGCTTTGGTTGCTACGGTTTTATCTAACTTGACACGCTCGGTGTAAATACGGTCATCATCCTTGCAAATGGCGTAATACAGGGCGCGGTCTAGATTTAATCCAAGCATATACGCTTGCATTTGAATGTAATGCTGGGGTTTACTTTTCTCGACCCCGTTTTTTTCCAAGTCATCAAACGATTTCTTGCCGTGGGTTTTAATCTCTAAGACGTGTTTTGCGTTAGGTGACTCAGGTACACCTGACTCAATGACCCCATCGACTGAGCCGCCAACATGGCAACCAAAGTCAACACGGCTTTGATTGTCGCCTGTTTTTTGCACATTCAGCCCAATCGCGCGCAGGTCTGACACAACCTTGGCTTCTTCGTCTTGTCCTCGTCTAAACAAGCGCAAGATGCGCCCAGGGAACCTTTCGACCACAGCCATCCTGAATGACAACCACAACCACCTGTCACAAACGTGACCGAGGGTGCTGCAACCCATGTGGGGTCTAGGTTCGCTTTGAATTGACTCATGGTGCTTGTCGATCAAGGCGCTTATGGTATAGTCTAATTTCATGCCAATCTCCTTAGTTTTTATGCCCCCAACCGCAAGGTCAGGGGCATTTTTTTAATGATTTGCAAAAGCACCGTGATGTATTTTTACAAACTCAGCGTAAGCATTGCCTGCTTGTTCAGCAGTTTCATACAACCCAATGTGAATTCTTTTGCCATTAATTCTTGATCTTGCTTGCCATTTTTTGCATTGGTTATTGAAATGCACACCTTTAAAACCGCTGGTGTTATTGCTTTTCTTTTTTCCATTGCAATTGTTTTCTTGATTGCTGCACTCTCTTAAATTAACAAATCTATTGTCAAGCCTATCCATATTTATATGGTCAATTTGATCTTTTGGCTCTTGACCTGTGACATATAACCAAGCCAACCTGTGCGCTCTATGTTTTTTGTTTTTTACTGAAATTAACAAATAACCTTTGTCGTTTACATAACCAATTTTTTCTCCATGCTTAAGGCGTGTAAAAACACCTGTTTCTGGGCAGTAATGAATAACTTTTTTTAACTCTGATTGAGTAAGCATATTTATCTCCAAAAATGGGAGGTTTCCCTCCCATTCCTAGTTTACTATTTTTTTATCCATGGTGGGGCTGCTTTGGTGGGTGCTGCCGCTGCCGCTGCTTTTGCCGCAGGTGGCGCTGAACCGTTGGCTTTAAACCCTTTGACGTCATTGCTTGCGCCGTACTGCTCAGACTCGCGCACGTCCAACTTAATCATCAACTGCCCGCCAATTAGCTGATCCGTGTCTTGCACAGTAGCCAAACCAATGGCGCGCATCAGTTCGCCCAACTGCTGGCGACCAATTTCTTCGGCCTTGGGGTTTGGGTTTTTGATGTTCAAGTTGCCAAACACCACGCGCCCTTGATGGGTGGGGCCGGTAATGTCATAACGGATAGAAATGTACTGACCCGTACCGGCTTTGGTGTTCTTAATTTCCGCACCTGCGACAACGGTTGTGTACCAGCCGGCAGGGAGCGGCTCAAAGTTGCGCTCAGATACGGGAAGTGCGTCAACGCTAAAAGTTTCGTTTAACTGTGCCATGATTTATTCCTTAGTGATTGTGAAAGATGGGCGACCGTTAGTGGTCGTAATAGCTTCGAGCAAAGGCTCGGTGATGCGGGTATCTGCTGACTTCCATGCCAAGGCATTGATCTCAGGTTTCCACCTGAATAAAGAGGACAGGTGTTCAGTCAAGCCAAACTCAGCAGCCAAGTCTTGCAACTTTTCGCTGTTAACCTTGCGGTCTAAACGCCCGACAATCTTGACCTTAAACCCATCTGCCTCAATGTTCTGAGTGCCGTCAAGAGTGTTGGGTATGCTCAAGGTTTTAACTAATTGGTCTTCAATCGTGCGACGCTCATCCATCGCTTTCTTTTCTGCTGCTTTGGCGTCTAGCCATTCTTGATAGAGTGTTGTCATCATCAACCCCCAATCTTGTTGATAATCGCACCCAAATCAGGCGCTTCCCACGTTTCAAGTTTGCCGCTACGATCCTTAGCTTGCCAAATGCCATCGCTATCGCACATTAGCGCACGCTGTGCCAAGCCTTCCGCATCTTTTTCGACGCGTAGTGCCAAAACTTCGTCAAAAAAGTAAGGCAAACTTTGACCCGTCTTATTGCCTGGCATTGATGGCGCGTAGAGAATGCGCCCCGTTTCATCAGCAGTCTTCTCACACTTCGCCGTGAAATATATATGTTTGCCGCTAATATCGCGGAAGGCGCGAATAATGTCAGCCATCTGTTCCTGCATACTGCCATAAGCCTGACGTGGGTCTTTTGCAATCTTTTTCTCATGGTTCAACACCACCTCGGCAATCTCACTAATTGAATCCAAAGCAATCGACTCAAAGTGTTTGGCTTCATCAGACTCGGTGACCCAACGGTACGCTTCCATCAGCGTGTCGTAAGATGACACTTCAACAAAAGGCACGTCAGCGTCGGCAATCGACAACAGACCACCCTCGGCAGACAAGACAACGGGGTTTGGCAAAGTAGGGATAAGACTAGTTTTACCCGCCCCTGCTTGTGCATACACTAACAACTTCACGCCATTGGCGTGTAGACCCTTAGTACTTCTAAGATTGATAGCCATATCGGCTCCTAAAGTTGATCGCTTGTCGGGATGTCCGTTTAGCGATTGATTGAATTATTGCATGATTAATGTTATTGTGTCAACAAGTAATTCAATTAAATTGGAAAATAAATGAAAACTCAAGACGCAATCGACTATTACAAGGGCATTCGGCAGCTTGCTGAAGCGCTCGAAACTTGGCCTCAGACCGTGTACCAATGGGGCGAGTACCCGCCTATGGGTAGGCAGTATGAGTTGCAGATTAAAACAGGCGGGAAATTAAAGGCTGAAAAGGAGTTGGTGAAATGAGATTTCAACAGATGGATTTTCACTTGATAAGAACTGATGGGCAAGAGCATAAAGTGTCAATCATCATTGCAGGTGATAAACCTGAACTAATGATAAATGAACGAGTAGGTGGTGAGTTTGAAACAGTACAAGTTCACGCCGAAGCGACTCACGCGCTATATTTAGCTTTGCACAAGATTTATTCAGCCAAACCATGAGTCACACTATGACCATAACAAAGTTAGAGGCCGCACTCACCTATGCGTCTTGGGGTTGGCACGTCTTACCGTTGATCCCGAACGATAAGCGCCCAGCCTCATCTCACGGAGTGCATGATGCGACCACCGACCCCGAGAAAATCAAAGCTTGGTGGGCGCAGAACCCTAGTTTTAATATTGGGATCGCAGCGGGCGAAAAGAGCGGTATTGTGGTATTTGATATTGATCCACGCAATGGTGGCAGCGAATCTTGGGATGATTTCACAGCCGAGCATGGCGCAGTACCCGACGGTATATGCCAACTGACCGCAGGGGGCGGGCAGCATTACATTGCCCAAGCCCGTGACAATTTAAAAAGTTGTGAGTTGCGCCGTGGCGTTGATTTTTTGGCCAATGGTCGGTACTTTGTTGTTACCCCATCGATTGTGAATGATCGCGAGTACACATGGGAAGCGTCAGGCGACCCGACAGACGGCATTTGCCCCTTTGTCATACCTGAGCCGTGGCTATCTGCAATGGCGGTACGCAAGGTGATTGTGAGCGCTACAGACGGTGCGCTGATTACCGGAAATCGTAATGCCGGCTTAGCGTCAATGGCGGGTCTTATGCGTCATAGCGGGTTCTCAGCAAGCGAAATATTTGCAGCCATCAGCGCAGCTAATTCTGAACGATGCGATATCCCGCTTCCCGCATCTGACGTGAAGCGTATCGCTGAAAGTATCGCCCGTTACGCCCCCGAACATGATGTGGGGGCGAATGCGGCTTTAGGGGGCGCAGCCGCCGAAAGTTTAATGGCCAAGGGTGACAATGTCATTGAAAAGTTAAAAGCTATCTTTGGCGATCAACTTAGCAACGATTACGAAGCCCCCAATGAATTAGTTGAGGGTTTAATTACCATTGGCAGCACGGTAGTGGTGTATGGTGATAGCAACTCAGGCAAGACTTTTTGGGCGCTCTCAGTTGCCGCAGCCGTGTCGATGGGCGTATCTTGCTACGGGCGCAGAACAGACCCTGGCTTAGTCGTTTACTTAGCAAGCGAATCCCCGAACAGTATTCGATCCCGCGTTCAGGCGTTAAAAAAGTACTACAACAACAACTTAGAAAACTTGGTCATTGTGCAAGCCCCCGTGAATTTTTATCAGGGAAATGGCGATGCAAATGATGTGATCGGCTTGGTCAGGACAGTTGAGCAAATTAAAGGGCAATCAGTACGCTTAATCATCCCTGACACCCTTGCCCGAGTGAGCGCAGGGGCGAATGAGAATAGTGGCGAGGATATGGGGCCAGTAATGGCGCGGTTTGACGTCATAGCGGCCACAACGCTTGCCTGTGTAATGATCATCCACCACAATGGTAAAGACGCCGCCAAAGGGTCGCGCGGCTGGTCTGGCATACGCGCCCACATTGATACCGAGATTGAAGTTAACGAAAAAGATGGGGTGCGCTCGGTTACCGTGACCAAACAGCGTGAATTGCCATCAAAGGGCGAAGCGATTTACTTCAAATTGCAAGTCATGGAGATGGGTACTACTAAGTTCGGCAAACCCGCCACTACTTGCGTGGCTATTCCAGATGATGACTCACAAGAGCAAAGCCCGCACAAACCACTTACCAAACATGATCAGAATGTACAGTTACTTGAGCGGGCGTGGATCACGGCAGGGTCTGAGATGCGTCAAGGTCACCCTTACCTTAATCGATCAGCATTAATTGAGGT